AAGCAGCTGCTCGGACCACTTTGCCAATGGATTTGTTGCCCGCCGAAGTGGTGGTCACTACGTTGTTGGTGTCGTCCCAGTACAGGATGGTGCCGACCGTGAAAGCGACGCCGGTGTTCTTGTTGAAATCAAAGACACCGTCGACTGCCAGCGAGCCGAGTTCTCCTGCTGCAATAGGGCGAACCGTAACACCGACCAGATCCCCTTGGACAACCACATCCCCAGACGCCAAAGCGCTGACCGGGGTGTGATCGATGTAATGCCCTTCTTGAATGAATGTTGCCTGTGGCATGGTGAGTTAAACCTCAACTGATGACTTGGATGGAACAAAAAACAATGAGCTCGGCAAATGCTTACGCTTCACCCTTGGACTTAATGGCCGCGCGTGGGTCTTGCAGAGCAACACCAAAATCGTGGTAACCACGCATCTGTACCCCAAGAACGTTGAAATCAGCGGTAGCTGTCTCGATCGTCGGGGCTTCCTGGCCATTAATAAAGGCCACTTCAATGAGCGGCAGATCGTTAGGATCTGAGAGCAGGTACCAAGCCTTGGTCGAGTTGCCCGTATAGTTTGAGTTCCCGAGGTAACGACTGACCTCGATGCGGAACTTACCCGCGTGTGGATTACTGATTGGGGTCTTGGCGTTTGCTGTGTTATCCCTGATCTCCAGGGATTTATAGAGCTGCGTACCGATGGCCGACAAAGCGGTTGGGACAAGCATGATCGTTGGCATCGTTCCGATCGGTTTTCCATCGGAATCAACCAGGTCGTAATATGCAACTTCCGCCTTGGTAAGCCCATCGATTGACAATGCGGTATCCGTCCCAGTTAAGAGGTTTTTACTCCCTCCAGTAAAGAACGAGCCATTGTTCATGAAAGTCGTCCAGAACACGTCATTAAGCTTCATGCCCGATCCACGCCCCAGTTTTCTTGGAACCGTAGTGATCGCACCAAGGTCATCGTTGATGATGTCCCGACGATCGACCGCGAGCATCAAACCATAGGTGTCGGCTTTGTTCGTGAAGCTTTCGTTCCCAAGGTTTCCCTGCTTTATCTCTCCACCGGGAGCGACCAATTCGTATTGGTCCTTTCCGATGAGTCGGTAACTGGACACCGCTTTGAAGTCAGAAACGTTTCGCACCGAGCAGATGTTCCGCCAGGTACGCTCAACGTTGAAGAAACCTTCGAGCAAGAACTTGTTTGCGACATTCGAGAGAATTCCGCCGATGTCGATGTTGCTCACCGAACTGGCTTCGATGCGATTTCCAAAGGCAGCACGCATCACTTCGCGATGATCACGGAAGTTGCGCCCGGAATATCCATTAGCCCAAGCTGCTTCGAGCAATAGCTCTTGCAGTCCTATACCCCCACGGAATTTCTTGGCTGCGATCTCCAACGACTGCTCATCCGCAACCTGTTCGATATCGATCAACCGAGCAGAGAGGTAGCAGGCAGCCTCTAGGACGCTGGCATTGACGTTGGTCTTAGTAACATGAATCGCAGGTACTTCAGGCCTCATCATACGGATCTTCATCAGTTCCGCCTTTTCGAGCGTCCAGCCCTCGCGAATGGCTTGGGCTTCTACGAGAGGAAGCACACCGTTGTAGATCCTTCGAATTGCAGCAATTCGCTCCAATTCCGTCGCATGAGCAGCACGCATGGCTTCGACCTCAGTGGCTATCTCAGGTGGATTGGTTACCGGTTCAACGGGAACCGGATTGGGTGGAACCAATACCGGAGCTGCATCCGGAGCGACCGGAGTCGTTGGCGTTGTTGGTTGGTCGTCTTGGTTTGCATTTTGACTCGGATCCATCTCGGTTTCTCCAAAGGTTGCTGATGCCTGGGCAGCGACACTTGCGCTAGTGGCTCCGTCGGCACCAAGGTCTACGAAACTGATTTCACCAAGCGAGGACCTACGAATCACGTTCACCGGACCGTTGTATTGATTACCGTTGACCGTGACCTTTTGACCTTCCTTGACGAACTCGAATTCATCCACACCGGTTCCCACGCTCGCTTGCCATGGAAAGCCATTCTTGGAACTGATCACCACTTCACGAGCAGCAGGCGTATCCCGAGACACCACCCCATTAGCTACAAGTTGGCCAGCCTCGACTCGGATCGAGTCGGTATGACCAACACCCGAGAGGGGATCGTGGCCGAATCGGATCGGTCGTGCTTGCGATGGGATCGATAGACCAGCTAAGTCGATAATCACAGGGTGACGCCATCCAGCGACGCGCATTTGCCCACCGGTATAAGCGACCATCCGAAAACGAGGCAACGCACTGCCTGATGTGCCGTCAGCGGATGCATCGACATCGATCACCGCCGTTGCATTCAATCTCAGTTGATTGCGATTTTCATCAGCCTTAATCGCCGATGGGGACTTCATCGTCTTGGACATCTTGCTGTTCCTGAATTGGAGGTTGAGAAACTTGCTCAGCGGTTAAACCAAGCTCAGACATAAGCGCAACTTCCCTGGCGCGCTGGCGAAGCTGAACTTCCCAGTCTTGGCCTCGCTTGGCATACTCGTCAGCCAAGGTAGTCGTGTGACTTGCTAGCCGAGTGGCTTGTGCATTGGCTTCTTTGGCAGGATCAACATGCTCATGGCCATCCCAGAACCATTGATGAGGCCACTGTGCAAAAGGACCTAAACCTGCCGGTAGCAAATCAGCGACAAGCGATGCTTCATCGAGCCATGCAGAGAGAATACGATCGAGAACAACTCGCTCTAAATGCGACTGTTCAACGCGTATTGCTTTCGCATAAATTTGTCCATCAAGACGACCGCTTGCAAAATTATAGGAGCTGGAATTCAATGCTGCGTAATTGAAGGGCATATTAACGCATCGAGCGATTTCATTAAGCAGTTCACGCTTAAAATCCGCGTAGGTTGTCGATGGCTGTTCTGCTTGCATTTGAGCCATCTTCCAGCCACCTGGCATGGTCACTAATGCGCGTTTTTCAAGCTCAATTGGTTCGAATGGTTCAGCCGCATCGGCCTCTCCGTTAGCAGGTGCATCGGTATAAAGGATCCCTGCAAAGTCTGCTGCGGTCTCTGCGGCAGCAAGTACCGCTAAAGTGAATCTTCGCAATTGAGCAAAGAGCGGTAGGGCTGGCATGATGTCTGGAATACCACGCGTTTGCCCTGGTCGATCCGCTCGGAACCAATGAAGAACCGACGCAGCAGGGATTTGCTCGTAGTCGCTTTTGCCCCAGTAGTATCCGTCTCCGGGGTGACTTCGAAGCACGTGATACTCGATGGGATTACCAGCAGCATCAAATACGATGCCATCAACAGCGGTCGTCGAGAGTCTATCAAGATCGGGCGTCGTGACCTGGTCGGCTTCGATTAGTCGCAAGTCGAGTTGAACTTGAATAGTTAATCGAGGATTATTCACCAAGACTGCAAATGCCTCGCCATCCGTGGCGCGTGCCATCCGCATCGTGCGGAGTTTCTCTGCAAGGTTTACGGCCTTTGCCCACATCATGAAGGCATGCTCGATGCGACGGTTCGCTTCTGAGTCGGCAGTAAGCATCTGCAACCGGGGGCCGGTACCCACTACGTCATGCGCCAGGGTTAGCACAATCCCCCGAGCATACGAGTTATTGGCCGTTTCATACCGAGCACGGTTCCTAAGGATCCGGCGAACCTCGGCGCTGTTGGAAGCGTTGGGCGAGAGTCCATCGGCATTGGCCCAATGGCGTCGATTGTCGTCGGTGGTCACTGCGGCGTCATAGCGAGCGCGCACGACTCTCGCAACGCTTCGCGATTGCGGGAGAGTGTTGTTCTGCGTCCACCAATTGGAAATCCAGGACAGCATGGTTACTCGGCCCCCGGTGGTACGATCTTGTTGAAGACCAAGCCACGACGCTTCGATTTCGCGGCTTGCTTTGAGGCTAAATAGCGATCGGCCTCGATTTGGTCGGTCAGCTTGTGCTGCTCAACACTACCAGCGTCACCGGAGGCCTTAGCTGGCCCCTGAGCGTTTTGAATAATCGTGTCATTTAATTCATCAGCCATCGGGGTGCTCCAGTGAAACAGACGAAGTGCCGCCTATCTGTAGAACTACCCGGCAAGCTGACGCGATGACGGAAGAAAGTATGAAATTAGCTAGATCGTGCTACATCTAGCATTTTCGAGGCAGAATTTGAGTCGACTCATAAGTAACGATTCGTCTCCCGCAGTGGCGACATTCCTTGCGCCTTCGAATACGACCATCACGTTGGGGTTGCGTGTGTGTGGTGTAAAAGTGCCGACAACCACACTGGGGGCAAGCGATACCTCGATCTTCCTTTTGCTCTTTTGGTTCGCTCATCGGTTTCGTTTCCTTTGGAGCTCAGCAAAACTGACCCGTCCAGACTTAGGGATTCCAACCGATTCGCTTCCCGAGAGAGCCACTCCCTGCATCGATGCTCCAACGCAGCAACCAACGATGCAATCGAGCCAGTGGTTGTCACCTCGCTCTGGGCGCTGTTTCCATTCGTCCACCGTTCGACCACGCCCCTCAGTGCGTACTCGATACTCGGCAGAAAGGTGCTCGGCCAAGAGTCGATGGGTCTCGGGACTCGTTCCAA